CATTCGCATTATAAGAAGCACCGGTTTGGGGGTAAAACTCGAAACTCTGTCGAATCACCTCCTCTAGTTCTGGGTAAGTCCTACGGAAGAGCATCCCAACCCAGTGCTGCTTATAAACCGAAACATCGCTTACAAAATCCCCTAAAAGAGCGGCCGTGTTGTGCGTTGGGATAAAACTCCTTGTCACCAAAAACGTATGACTTGGAGAATCCACCGTTAAACATTGCGTCCAAACCGGATCTATCGGCTCAATATTTGTGATGTAATGCCATTTTTGAGTCTCCCTTAAAACTTTAGGCAATCTTTGACTTTTTCTAAATAGCCTAAAAACAGGTAGGGCAGTAGTCGCTTTTACAATCCAAGCTAGTTTCCCCTCTACAGGCCCATTCTTCCCGTTCGTACAAATTGGTTTTTTTGACGTGATAAATGGCTTCACCCCTAAACTGGCCAATAACTCAAAAACTCCTCTTGATAACCCTTCATTCGTATTGCAAAACTCAATTTGCCCATCCGACATACAACTGCCGTCAGTATCAAACAACCCCTGCAATAATTCTAACCGTTGTTGTGGCGATGAATGAAGATATTCTTCAGGGATATGCTTTAAATCAGTAACCCCAAGTTCTTTAAGTTCAGTAATAAAAGGGCGGTCTCGTTCAATTTTATAAGTTATATCATCATAGGTAGCCCGTTCGACGCTGTATCCACAAGAAAAAAGTTCTTTTGTTAATTCCTGAGAGTCTTCCTTCCCAATGGTAATTCGACCACTATCTCGACTCCCATCACCTAACCAAACCCCTAACACGTAGGGAGGAATCGGCAAATCTCTTTCCGGCTGGTCAACGGTTCCAGCTAACTTAATTGCATGATTTACTTCTCGCCCGTTTTGAACTTTTAACGTCTCAAAAAGCTCCTGGGTATCCCGCATTGTCCCAGTATTCGGCTCTTTGTACTGGTATTCTCGCGCCTTATTTAGCTCGGTAACCTTTTTTTGGCTCCCCGCATTTTTAGGGTCACTTTTAGCCCGGGAAGGACGGTTTTCTCTTCGCTTTGCACGGTATTCATCAGTGCACTTATGATTAGATACTCGTTCAGCTTTTGAATAGGTAATCCAGCGATGCACATCGTCGGCGACAATTTGCTGGCCATTGTCAAACGTCAATAAATAGCACTGCCTTAAAGTCGGCTCGCTCTTAAAAGTAACGGTCGTGGGCTTGCCATCAGCATCAAAAATCACATCTCCAACTTTGAGATCGCCAACGGTAGACCACCCGTAAGTAGTTAAAACCTCTGTAGAAAGTTTCAGCCCTTTACCACCACCTCTCGCTCCGCCAAACAGTATCTCAGGAACACTCTTGTATTTAAGCAAGTCCTCTTGAGGGCCCTTCTGAGGGAACCATACAAGTTTAGAGGCCCGCCTTAATATCTCGTCGCTTCCGTCCATAGAGCCCCGTAAATGGCCTGTAGTGCAATGGTGATAGCGACAGGATAGCACAGGTATCGGGTAGCGGCGCTAGTGCCTATCAGGAGGTAGAGGGGCTTTAGAAAGGGAGGTGGATGAGACTCTTCTTGGTTTAATGGGGGGTGGGGTCCCAGGGGGGGGGCAGTTGTTAAGGGATTCTTAAGGGCTGGAAAAAGAAGCCTTAAAGAGAGAGTAATCTTGCCGGATCTAGCTCTCCTTAAGGCTCTGAAGCGCGCATCTCTTAGTTGAGATCCTCGTGTCGTCATGATAGCTGGATTGAGGGGGCAGTTGTCAAGGGATACTTGATAGGTGGAAAGGGCTTTGGGAAAGAACAGCCTTGGGTAAATTTGCTTGGGGAGGATTGGTGGCTTACAACGCGCGTCTCCCCAGCGGGCTGGAAGTGCCTGCCGTTTTGCATCGGGGGGCGGAGGGTGGGGGGGGGTCGAATCGGCGCAAGTAGGCGAAAAAGCGGAAGAAAAGCACCTAGCGCATCGCGGAATCGGGTTCGGATTGGAAACTATTGCGGCTCGGAGTCTGGCCGGATGTCGGCGATAGCTTGAAACAAGTCATCACTCGTCCTCAGTTTTCTCTGCTCATTTTCTGATGTCCGATAATAATTGCTATCGGACACTAGACTTGGGGAAGAGGATTCAATCCGTCGGCGCTCGGACTCTGCGCGTATCTCATCGAGAGTGATTGCTTCCGGAGCTACAGCGCATAACTGAATGTCAACGTGTCTGACTGTCTCTCTATCGCCGTATACCCATGAAAGGACCTCCTTCGCGGCCGCTACTTTATCGCGTGCTTTGCCATATTTGAGCACATCGCGGAGAGCATCAATTGCCTCGGGAACCAAGTGTTCCAGTCTCAGTCTAATTGTCATTGTTGAGTCCTTGGGTTTCGCAGTCCTACCATCCCACCTCTACATTAATAACCTCGATCTATACAACCACTCTCACTCACTCAACCTCGAGTTACTAACCTCACCTACCTACCGATCCACCTAATTACTTACCTCTATCGAACCTCTCTCTTACTCACCTACGATCTCGTATCTCTCGATCATCATCGTGCCGATGACTCCTCGATCTACTCGATCTATTACTCTCGTTTGATACAATCGCTGTACTTGTGTTAGCTCCCCCCTTCCCCCCTCAAGGTAGCTCGAATCAATACCCTGAAACAACATTTTTTTTCAGCTTCAATCTTGAGTCCTTTATTCAAGATTAACTTTTCAGTAGTGGTTTCGAGTGCTTAGGTTGTTTTCACTTTCCTGATAATTATTTGTGTTTATCCTTGACATGGTCGAGGATATGGATATATCATAGGCTTATCAACTGAAACGGTTGATGCGATAACAACTAAACGAGGGGCACACAATGGACTCATTTCTCGACAAGTTAGATGCGATTGTTTTCACCGGCATTGTCTGTTTCATCACGTTCGGAGGTCTGTTTTTTGCGGGGCAGGTCCAGCAATCACACCGCGATACGGCTCATCAAGCGGCACAATCTAACGCTAAGGCAGAGACGGTTAGACAGACTTTACAAGCTATCGTTGACTCTAAGTAACTCGTAGTGTTCCCGAGCCTCCCCATTGCTGTGGGGAGTATCGGTAATATTACCGGATTAACAACCAAACAAAGGAACACAATGAATACTGATTACAATATGCAATGGATACAATCGGCCGTAGGCAACCCCAAGGTTAGCGGGAAGAATAGGGAAGAGATCTATTACCCATACCGGACGGGTACCGATCTAGTTGGACTAAACGGGTATGCAATGCACTTAATACGCGAACTTCCGAACGTGGAACAACCCCATCGAATTGGAACTATTGAAGATTGGGGAACGTACCCGAATTATGAGATCCTGATAAGAGACAATAGCAATCATATCGGCGAGATCGAATCGACTCTTGAATTGCGAGAAGCCTTGAAACATGGATCCAAACTAATCGAGTACGCTCGATTGCTACGGCTGTCGAACGGTAACTTTTTAGCTAGTGAACCTAACTGCGATATCGACCTGCGGATTCGATTCGATGGAGAATTACACGAGACTCTAGGCGATGGAACGTATATCCATCTAGGTCGATTGTTATCAGCGATAACGTTCGGTGCGAAAGACCATCGGCGAACGTGGCAATTACATACAAGCGTTGCAGGCGGTCGATATCCAAATGTTTTGCAGCTATCATCGCACAATCTAACGGCCGTGCTAGTGACATCACGACGGCCGAGCCACGATAACTAGTCCAGTATCCCCGACACCTCCGCATCACGGTGGGGAGTCTCGGTATCATTACCGGATTAAACAACCAAACAGGAGACACACAATGTATATCAACATCCACTTTGATAACCTCGAGGCGCCAGAGTTTTTCAACAGCGTGTACAAAGGACCCAAAAAGCTATTAGGCATTCGCTGGAATAACTTCCTCGTTCAATTCCCTTCACGGAAATCGGCGATAACAGCCGCTACCCAATACAAACATTACGTTACCGATAAAGGGTATCGCTCCGTTCCGCTTATCTATAACGAATCGGTCTATGCTGGCATCGGTAACAATAGCATAAAAAAAGAAGCTGACTTACAGACAGCACGGCAATGGGTTGATTTCTACTGGCAAGTTCCTTCTGAGTAGTATTCCCAACATCTCCCCGCATCGTGGTGCGGAGTATCGGTAACATTACCGGCAACACAATTAAAAAGGACACACAAAATGAAAACAGCTGAGCAAATTATAAGCGAATTGGATTACTACGCTGAACAGGAGTCGAGTGAGTCAAATATTTTTGGCGCGTTCAAAAACGGATTAGGGCAATTTTGGCCGGTTGAGTACTCGAAAAACTACAAAGGGGAATGGTGCAGATCGGTTATTCGAGATCGAGATCCTTTAAAGACGACAATGGGCGTACAAAAATATATTCGAAGTTATAAAGCCCGGTATCGGAAAGGGGAGGCGAATTCGACAAATTAAACATTAGGGGGAGCAATCCCCCACAAAAAGGAGAACACACAATGCATTACACAATAAAAAGTAACAAATTAAAGCGACAGATAACATTCTCTCGACCAGGTACCGAAGGTATCTATGTCAATTTGAATGGTAAAAGTGGGTACCTTGGGAATCAAATTTGTAGAGGTGGCGAACTGATGGGCTCCACTATTAGCATCAGTGGGGACGATGACGATCTTAAGGTCCAAGAGCAATTTGAACGGATATGTAAGAGCTGGTGGAAACAATATTGTGCGCGGTTTGATGCGGATTACTTGCCTTAAGACTAACTAACGGGGGGCATCCCCCTAAAAAAGGACACACAATGAACAACGCACAACCCTACGATCTTGACAATCCCCCACGCCGTAGGCTTAGCGATTCCGATACTAGCTTAGAGGCTAGGGCTACCCGCTGGAACGAATACAACGCCTTGCGATTCTTACCATTTTACAGCGAGGGGCAATGGAAGCGGCTTGAACGGTTAAAAACCTTACGGGTACGCGATAATCGAGTAGCTTTTAAAGAGAAATAACACCAACGGGGGGAGTAATCCCCCTAAAAATGGAGAACACACAATGCCAACAAAGGAACCCTACGATGTAGTTATGCGTCCAGCGATTCGAGAAGCCGTACGCCGAGGCTCAGAGAAATTCCACGTTCCCGAGGCCGTTTTTATACTTCACGCCTTGGAATACTACTTAAAATTCCGGTGTTCTCAGCATCCCTTTACAGACCGCATTGAATTTTTTGAGGGTAAACAGATAAGTGCGGCCAAGAATCGAGCGGAAAAAATGAGGGCAAAAATTCTAGGGTTACTAACCCCTAACCAGAAAAAAAATAAGAGAGAATCGGCACTAGAGCGGGCAAAAAAATGGCTAGAACAGAACGAAAACAATGAGGGACACAATGGGAATAAGGAAGGGAGCGAGCCTGCTGAGGATAGCGCAGAGACCGAAAGACCTAATGGATAGAGTCGAAAAAATGATGGTCGAAACTGGTATGACTCGGTTTCAGGTCATCGAACAGGCCATATTCAGATACATCGAATCTGGTTGCCGCTCTTTGATGTATCGGTTGGAAGAGATCGAAGAGCGGAAAAAACTAGCGGAAGCGGTGAGATTGGAAACCCTTAGAAGACGTGCGAATCGGGAGGCTAACCCTGGCAGACGGGTAGGGAGACCAAAAAAACCGAGACCATTCAACGGGATAAGTTAAAAAAAATAAAGGAGACACAATGTTAGAAACAATAATCTATTTGGTTGTAGGCGTGATCATCGTAGTTAGTCTGGCATTTTTGGGGCTGTTCGGCTGGTTCTTCGTGAACGTTACGAAGGGGATTCAAAGAGATCAATCGGCTGTAAAGCCTTTTAAAAAATGGAACCTCTGATCGCGTGCAAGTACTCGGGGACACTAAAAAAAATAAGGAGACACAATGAAAACTGAACAAAAAAAAATGGTGTATCGCGATCCTTGGTTAGACCTTGGCCGCGACTTGAGGCAGTTGGTTTTTTTGAATGACGGCGGTCAAAGCAACGTTGATCTAAAATACTCAACGAACTCCAAACGGCCCGCATATCAGTTGGCCCTTAAGGGCACCAGCCTTTATTTTTTCTTTTTTGACTCAGGAGATATTCGGTACATCATCGGGCTCAAAAAAAATCGGATTTACGAGATGGGCGACTACAACGAACTCGACCGTGAAATGAAATGGCTGGTAATCAATGCCCGCGAAGCTTATAAAACGTACGAAAAAGCTAGAGACGACGAGGTGTTAAGTAGGGTTGGGAGCTTACCGTTAGAAAAAAAATAAGGAGACACAATGTTTGAGATAGCTGGCGGAATTATTTTAGGAACACTGTTTTTTATCGGGGTGATTTTAATGTTTTCAAAGGAAGCCCGCGATAATTTACCAATAATTTTTACAGGAATCGTGATGTTATTGATGATCGGGTTTTTCCTCCTTATCAACCTTTAAAAAAATCAAGCGGATACACTAAGCCGATAAAAAAACCTCTTTCCGGTACGCCGTCACTGGTGTACCGTTTCAACATGCCCGCTAGTTTCGGGGCTAGGCCGTAAAGGCCCGATACCTGAGAGGGGTGCAATCTCTCAGATATCAGTAAGCAGACCCTATGTAGCTAGAGGTGCTATGTTTTCAAAGATACCGCCATCCCTTCCATCCGGCAAGGACGAATCTGTCCGAATCAGAATGTTTTTCAAAGCGCATACGGACGTTTTAGAGTCAAACCTTAGCGCACACGAAAAACTTATCCTAATCGCAATTGAATCATGGAACGATGACCGAGACTGCGTATATGGCGCGGAGAGGTTGGCGCGTTACGCGAGTTGCTGCGTACGAACTGCAAAAACGGTCACCGCTGCATTAGAAAAAAAAGGGCTGATAACTATCACGCCACGAACAGGCGACACCAACATATATAAAGCGGCTTCTTCGGTAGCCGACATTCTAAGAAATGCAGCACCCGTGCAAGAGTTGCACGCCCCCCGTGCAAATGCTGCACGCCCCCCCGTGCAAGAGCTGCACCCCACCCGTGCAACAGTTGCACCCAATAAGAATATACATAAGATCAATGATAAGATTATTGATAAGATCATCGTCGCTGACGCTCCTCTACCCACCGAACCTGAATTAAAGAATCCTTTAATAGACCTCGACTCTGTTAAAGAGCCTCTGGAAACTCTGGAAGAACCTGAGATCTCGGACCTTACCCATCCCCCCAGAGACTCCGCGCCCCCCCTTCCCAAGAAAAAAAAGACCCCTTCACGGAACACCTCTTTCCCGAGCCCCGAATTTTGGGCAAGCGTAAAACCTAACCTCCTAAGTTGGATGAGAGACCATGGAGCCGAAGGGAGTGATGAGGTTTTGCTCCCTTGGATTGATGAGCGGCTGGAAAAACTCGAAGGAGCGGCCCTTTCCAAGAACCTAAAATTCGCGGCATGGGACCGCACCTTCATGACATGGTATCGGCATCTTATCCCAGACAAATATAAACGGGGATTCGATTGGTTCGTGCGAAACGCTGTCGACCAACCAAGATTCTTAGAAGTTTGGAAGAAAAAAAAGGATCTAGAAGCGTTTGGCTATTCCGACGAAGCAATCGAAGGCTACAGAAAAACACTTTTAAATTTTGATGAGGACAGCCCTTGGGGAGGATCCAAGATCAAGCATTTTAGAAAAACCGTACAAAAAGGAGCATAAAACGATGAGCTATAAACTGGAAACGGCAATTTTGAGTTGGTGTATTGTAGAACCTCAGTACATCGACAAGCTGATTGAGCGAGGCTTGAAAGAGCAGCACTTCCAAGAAGGCCGCCACAAGGCTCTCTGGCGCGTCATGGCGTTAGGGGTAGGGGTAGACAAGGGGGACGGCTACTTTGACTTACCACGGGCATTCTCGGCCCTCTCAGAGGCATCTCAGAAAGAATGGGGCTCGGTGGTTGAGCTGAGTAAGCTTATCGACAATCCAGACCGTGGGGCATCGGGCGAAGCAATGCTCTTTGAATCTCGTACTTTGATTGACGGTTTTAAGAAAAACCAAGTTTTAAGCCGGATCAAGTCGGCCTATCTCGAGATGGAAGGCTCCTCCGATTGGCAAAAGGTTTGGGCAAAGCTAGAGCTGGAATTATCGAGTCTCAATTCTGATACTGGTCCGACTCTTCGCCATGCAGCAGAATTGTTGGAAAATTTCCTCATTCCGACTGGTGAGCCCAAAGAACGGATAAAAGTTTGTTCAGGAATAAAAACACTTGATGAAAGCTTTTTAAGGCCGGAAGGAAAGGTAATTTACTTAGGGGCAAGAACGGGAGTTGGGAAAAGCGCGCTCGCTCAACAAATAGCTGTAAAGACGGCAGAAGCCGGTACGCCCGTAGCGGTGTTTAGCTATGAAATGACACAGGATGAGAACGGCGGAAGGCTTGCTCAGTACTGCGCGAAAATTCAGGGGGACCGAGTTTGGGAAGATGATTGGACAAACGAGGAATGCGCACGGGTTTTTAATGCTGCGGAAAAACTTCGAAGAATGGAGCTTTACATTGAATCGAATAAGTCAAAGACATTCGAAGAGCTGTTAGCAGATATCAGGCGATTAAGGCGGGTAAAAAATATCAAAGTTGTCTTTATCGACTATCTTACGCTGTTAAAAAGCTCGGCAAAGTCCTTCTCTCGACGCGAAGAATTGGAGCGGATTTGTACCGATTTGCAGAACTTCGTTAAAGAAACGGGGATTTGCTGTTTTGTGTTGGCCCAGTTGAATCGTGATGTAAAAAACAGCTTGGATAAGCCGAATCTGACGCATTTTAAAGACACAGGACAGATAGAACAATCAGCGGATATAGCTATATTACTTTCACGGGTAAATGACGATTCGCGCTATGTTTTGGCCGATTTTGCAAAGGTCCGGTTTGGCAAGAGGCGAGAAGTGTATTTAGACGTTGAACCAGAAACGTTAACTTATAAAGAAGGGCTTCCACCTGTCGCGCCGATTGGCGCAGCGGGTGACATTTTTGCTGACCAAAATAATTTTTAATAAATACAGGAGACGCACATGATAGGCAGGGACTGGTTAGCCGAGGCGGTTGCTTACTTCAGCGAGGAAAAACAAAAATTAAAAACGGAGACACCAATGATAGACGATGATAGAGCGAAACAACTAATCGAGGAGAGCGCAGAATCCCTCAACCAAAAAAACGCTTATACCCTTGGGAAAAGAAAGTTGCAGGAAGAGGCAACCCCGTATATCGAGGCCTATAGAACACATGAAGAAAAGTATTTAATCAAAGCTGTGGAGAGCCTGTTGAGCGAAGCGATTGACAAAGAAGATATTCGCCTAGTGGTAATTGCTCGGGAAGCGCTGAAAGCATTGAGACAAAAACCTAAAACCGATCTTAATTTTTCGAAGATTTGGGACCCGGAATTGAAAGCTGTTGATTGGACGAAATAACAATAAAACAAGGAGATAAAACCATGACAGACACATCAGTAATAAACATGATTCGAGTGCGCGGCGAAGTTAAATCAGTGGAAGAGTTTTGGAGCAAAGACGGACGCTCGCTGTCGAAGATAAGAATCGATTTAGACCTTACAAAGTTTGGGCAAAACTTCGCCATCCTTACCATAGATGGCGAGCTTGCAAAACACGCGAGAATCGGGGCAATTGTTGAGATAAAGGGCAAGCTAGGCGGTAAAGAGCATAACGGCAAAATGTTTGGAGATGCAAAGGTGACTGACATCGTTGAGATTCAGCCACCACCAAAAGCGCATCCGAATGACGATGACGTTCTTCCGTTTTAAAGTGGAGCAGTGATGGAATTGACCGACAAACAAAAACAGAAAATCGAGATTCGGGACCTTCAAAGCTTAGGTAAATCATTGTACGGCGACCTACAGAAAAACGCTCGAATGATGAACGCTCTGCTGGTGCGAGTAGACGAAAACGACGAAGCAGCAATAAGGAGATTGAACCAATTCAAGCACGAACAATTGTATCTAGCGGAGAAAATCTACAGATGCCACGAGAGACTAGACGAATTAGGAGAGATATTAGAACTAAAATGGCCCCTAAATAGGTTCGCCGAGAAGCAAAGAAAATGGATTGAATCAGTAGGAAGACCGCAATGATACCAGGCGAAGCGTTGTTAATTCGGAAGCAACGCGCCGTCCGTGAGATGCAGTTTGAACTCGCAGAATGGGCGCGGAGAGAAGAACGGGTTTTGATGAAAAAAACCGTAGACGAAGGGCAAAAAGCGGAAGATGATAGGATGCGTGCGTTATTTAGAATCGCTGAAACTAAGCAACGCATCCAAAAAGAGATTGAGCAGTACGAGATGGAAATTAAGTTGTTAGAGATGTGAAACACACAAAAAAAGAAAGAGAAACACATGAAAAAGATAGTAGATTGCAAGACAGAAATTAGAAAAGGCGAACTGTATCAGACAAAGTTCTACAGTGACGGCAGCAAGGAAGAACGCCGCATTGATGATGCTCAGATGAGTAAGTTGATGCGGGCGATCATGGACCAAAAAGAAGCCATCGCTGACCGCCCGAATCTGAAACTGATTAAAGGCGGCAAACAGTCTGGAATGGCGGATATCGGCTGGATTGCTCTTTGTTCGCTCGTCTGGATCACAGTCATGATTCTCGGTTGCGTTGAGCAAGATGATAGATGCGTGACTCCTGGCTGGTCAAAGCATAAAGATTGTTACGGGGAGCCTGTAGATTACTAACAAAAAAAGGGCGCGAGATGGAGATAAAACACCTCATCCCTTACACCGACGACGATGACGTAGGCCGCATCCAAGAGCATAGCCTCTGGTGCGGTGTCATCGAAAGGCTGGTGCTAGACCTTCGCGCCCCTCTCGACCACCCTTTGCGAATACGGCAGAGGGCTATCCGCGACTTCCTACTTCACATCGACTTTATGCGCGAGATTCTCGAAGAACGGTGCGGTTTCGCAGAGTCGATTGCCGCTGGCTATTTTAAAAAGCTCGAAAACTTAGTCAAACAAAGTCAAAAAGAACTCGACACTGGCATTGTAAAGGTTCTTCCCGTGCGAAGCTGGTGGGCAAAGAGGCTCATACAATGAATATCATCATCATTTTTCTGACTCTGTTGGGCATAGCTATTGGCGCGTGGGGATACAAGACCCGCGAAGACCGTTTAGGCGGGATGCCGTGGTCGGATATCTCTCAGGCTCAACTAGAACTGCACCACAAACTTGTCATTGCCATGGCTGACCGAGCGCACTTGGACCCCGCCTGCAGAGAGCTCCTGCGGCATCAGGTAAAGCTCCTTAAATCGGTAGGTGTCGTAGGTAAGGAGGTGCTGGACGTGTCGCCTAGCGTGCTTTTAGAGCCTCCTAAGCCGCAGTCTGACGGCTTTACTAAAATCTCTGAAAACAAATGGGTAAGAAATGAAGAAAAACAAGAAGGGTTCGGATTCTACGACCGCGATACCGGATCTGAGTGAGCATCAAATACAGTGCGCTGTTGTTGATTATTGTGCGCTGAAAGGTATCCCAGTGTTCGCCATCCCTAACGGCGGAGACCGGCATGTGGCGGTGGCGGTCAAACTAAAGAAAGAGGGCGTTAAATCTGGCGTTCCAGACCTTTTTATACCGATTGTAAACAGCAAGTACGGCGGTCTTTTCATCGAAATGAAACGACCGAAGGGCAAATTAAGTGACGTTCAAAAGTTTTGGCTGAATCTGTTAGAGGACCAAGGCTATCGGGTAAAGGTCTGCTACGGAGTGGACGAGGCGATTCGTTGGATTGATGATTACTGCGGAATCGCTTAGACTTGTCTTGTGTTTCTTTTTTGACCCTCCACGTCCTGAATGGGATATGGAGGGTTTTTTGTTTACTCTTTCAGCTCGTCCGTACCATCTGAGTGACTGCTCCCGTCAACTGGTCCGAACCCGAAACCCGTTCCGTCTAAATTCGATCCTCCATCGCCAAAAGCGCGATAATCCCCAAAATAGAAGCCTCCTAAATTCGTATAAAAGCCACGTCCAAGACTCGTGCCCCATCCATAGCCGAACCCTGAGCTTGCTCCAACCCCAGTATGAAAATCAGCCGCGCGGCCATCGCCAAAACAGAGAGTATCTTCTAGATCTTCCATTCCATTCATGCTTCACCTTCATTCCCATCGCCATCGCCATAGCCATCGCCAGAGCCCCAGCCATCGCCAGAGCCATAGCCAGAGCCATCGCCATAGCCAAAGCCCAAGCCATCGCCCAAGCCATAGCCATAGCCCCAACCAAAGCCAGAGCCAGATCCCGATGCGCTACCCGAACCGCAAATGATTTTATTTTTGTCACTTATATTCCCCATTTACGCCCCTATTTATGTTCCCCCACTCATAGCCAGAGCCAAAGCCAGAGCCAAAGCTTAGATCTTCCATTCATCCACCCCATAAAGATTTTCCACAGCTTCAGGAGTCAACGGGATAATCTCGCAAACGCCAAGAACCGTTATCTCTGGAACGATGACCGAAAACTTGCACTCTTTCGGTTTTTTAACGCCCTCGACTGCCATCTGAGAGAGGGAACAAGCACCTGCCCATGCCCATACGCGACGGGAATTAAGCAAGGTGACTTCATCGCCGTGCTTGCTTGCAAGGTTGCCAAAATGCACCCCTGAATTGGCCGAGCGCACTAAAACGTAAGGGCGAAATAGTGGCTCGGCTTCCGGCTCTTCATACGCTTTAATCGCAAGAGCAAAAAAAGCATGTTCCTTCGGACCGTATCGGTCGAAGAACTCGTTCATGATGCGTTCTTCTGTATCTTGAACGGCTTTATTAAAACCAGCCAAATAAGCTTCGCTAACCATCTTTAAAAGTAACCCAGAGTCATTCTGTTCAAAGAACTGCATTGCGTATTCGTGAGCTAAATCGTTGCGTGTTGTCATGTTGTTCCTTTTATTTGATTATCACGTTTTGTCTTTGAACCAGCTTACAGTGCGGCACCTCCGCCCCTGCTTTTAGCGCCGCCTTGAGCTTTTGTTTATCGGCGTACCATTTTGGAACGAGATAATCGTCGGGTATTTTCTCCTCGAACCCCTGCTCAATCTCTAAAGCTTCCGAGGCTCTAAAACTAATCTTTGCGTACCCTAAATCCGCCTTTTGTCCGCCTGTGAGCCGTCCCGCTGAGTCCTTGAGGCGTTCAATGCGTTTCGCGGTATCGGCCTTCAGTTGGTTGAGTCTCGCTATTTCGTGCGAGAGCCCTTCTAGCCGTGCGACCTCATTCAGATAGGCGCGTGTAACTCCGTGCAGCCATTTCTCGGCTTTCTCTTTGTCTTCGAGTAGTCGTTCGACCACTTCAGTTATCTCGCCTTCCGATTCAAGTAAAAGCTCTTCAATCTGTTGTTCAATCTCGTAAATCATTTGTGTTTCCTTTTTTAATGGGGACCGGAGTCCCCTTTTGTTTACCCTTGGAATGTCTCAAACGCAGTTTCTATTTCCGCTTCCGTTGGATCTTGTGACCGCATCACGCCAGCCAAATACTCATCGAACGCTGTAATCGACTCTTCGGGTATCTTAGCAATGCCTGTTTTATCTACGATGCCTTTGAGTTCCGTGACTTTACGAGCTACCTTGGCTTTGGTGTCGCGGTCCCACGTTTTATCCAATACGAATTCAGAATAGACCGGATCTGGTCTCATCGCTTCAATCACTACATCAGGACGCAGCGGCAGAGTTGGGTTCATCGGCTCAATCTCTTCAGCTTCGTCGGCAGTCGGAATGCCCTCTAAGACAAACGGAGCCACCGCCCTGACCGCTTCGCTCTGAGCACGTCTCAGGAGCATCGAACGAGGATGGTTCTTCCAGTTGTCTTTGTTCGTAAGCCCTGCTTTTGTCGCCTGCTCGAACGTCCACTTTACTCGGGCAGAACCGCCGGCGGGGTGCGATAGGGTGATATCCGCTTCTTTCTCGTTCAAGGAGTGGATTTCCTGCTTGCCACCACCTGCCAAGAACTTTGACATCATTGTTTGTGAGGTGATCGCAGCGCGGCCTTGGATGACGTGGTACTGTCGGCAAGCAACCATTGGATGTAACCCTTCAGCTTGGCATAGGAGCATCAGCGCCATCGCCTGCGTAGGGTCCTTGACACCGAATAGGCCGCTTTTGCAGACCACGTTCGCCATCGTTTCAACGTCTTTCATTGAGAGTGCTGGGAGATTGTTTGTCATGGTGTTCCTTTGTTAAATAAACATGTCATCGCTGTTTGCGTAGATATCAAAGTCAAAGCCCTCGGCGACTAGCTCGTCCATCAAAATGAAGTTGTTGCTGTCGAGTGCTTCGTGGGCAGCGCAAATCGTCGCCCCATCGAATTGAGAGTTGTAGTACTTCAGATATCGCAGCTCTTCAGCCAGTTTCTTCAACTGTCGAAGGTTCGATACAGACTTGTGCACGTATTCCCGAATCTCGCGGAATCCGTCTATGTAGAATCGTTTGCTTTTTCTCATCTTTGCCTCTTTGTTTTTGTGTTGCACCCGCGTACTGCATTGGGTAGAGTGAGTTTCGCAATTCCGAAAGATGAGGTCAACATGAAAAGAGATGAAAAACGAAACTTTCTTTACACGCTTCGCACATTCTGCGAGATGACAATAACGGAGGCTTCGCAAGCTGGGGGAATTCCGATCAGCGTTGTGCACGAATACGAGACAGAAGGCGTGCGGCTACTTCCGATTCGTTATTTGATTGCAATGAAGCGAGAAGCCAACGTTTCTTGGGAGACAGTTGGGGAGCTGATGGAGAAATGGAACGAGGAGAGGCCGTTGCGCAAGAGGCCAAAAACTAGTCGACTCGTTTTGAAGGTCGAGGGATAGACCAGTGAACGCACCCGCACCGGACCACAATCTTTCCGTGTTTCTTCTCAAGGCGTTCCCCAGTCCAACCATCGAGGATATGGACCTGTCGGGTTCCAGCGGTGCCAATCTCGTCGTGGTGAGCCCCTTTATGCCGCGCTTTTAACCCTGCAAAGGAGCACTCTAGCTCTGGTCCTAACTCATTCGGGAGAATCGCAACCGCCCAGTTTTGGGTATCGCTTTCAGGCTTCCAGACGAATCCCCGCTTGTGTCCGTCAACTGGGTTCCGAGCCCCACATTTGACTTCTAAGGGCTCTTTGTTTTCAACGAGTACAATCGGGCTAGGAGTTGGTGTCGGTGCTACTGTCGGGGCAACTAGGGGCTCTATCGTCGGCGTGGCACTCGGTGCAACCGATGGCTCGGCAGAATTCTTGGAGTGACGTTGAATCGCACTTAAGACCTGTTCGGCCACTTTCAGATGCTCTGCCGAACAAGCGGTTAGAAGTATCAGGGGAATCAGTTTTTTCATCGCTTTTGCCTCTAAAACCCCTCCCCTCACCTCTCGGGGGACCCTCTCCACCCACTTTTTGACTAAATCCGAGCCAGAAAGGAGCGGGAGAGGGTAGGGGAGAGTTACTTCTTGCCACCCTTGCCGCTTTTTTTACCGCCTTTCTTTCCGCCGCACGCCATAAAGCCTCCTATTTTTTGCTTGAGAAAAACTGAACCAATTTCAAAATAGTTCCGACTAGTGCCAGGACCAGCCCGATTGGCTCACCGACTCCGATGAGATTCGCGGGTAGGTCAATCGTCTGAGCGAGAGACAGAAGCCCTGCACTTGATGCGAAACTGGCATTTGCTACTGCATTTGTTTTATCTGACATAAATCCCCGTTCTCATCATTTCAGCTAATCTGCGGGCGCGTTTCCCTGTTTGCTTCGCCCACCTTGAGTTTAGCATGTGATCGGCGGCCTCTGCCCATTTTTTTTCTCTGACGGCGGCAAGGGTATCGGTAAACTTGGCAAAGCCTCCGGCACCCATCTGGAAGACCATCGAGGTCAAAACATCTTGTCTCACTTCGTCCATCTCGCCCCAAACTGGACCAACTACTTTCTCAGCGGAGCCTTGGGATTTCGCGATATCGTGTCTTAGCTGAACAAAGATGGCTTGATCACAAAGGCCGTTTGCTTCTAGATTAAAACCCACGCCGATGGTAAGCTTCCCCCGCGGACAGGTGTACATACGATTGTGGAACCCCTCATCTCGTATGAGCATCTTCATCAACGGCGTGTTCTCTAACGATTTCAAATCGGCCATTTTTCATCCCTGCTGAGTATCCTAAAAGGTTAAGAATCAATAGCGTCACGGCAAGCGTAAAGCCCCCGACTTGTATCAAGTGCGCTGGTCGATGGCTCTGAATCGCTTGTGTTGTGAGTGACGTTATCTGCGAGATTAACGCGCTCTGGCGAGTCTCGATAGCGGCTAAGTCCGAGCGAATCTCAGCAACCGATTGAGCCTGTAACGTCAAACTCGTGGGCAAGGTGGAAAGAGCGGTCACATTCCGCGTGAGTTCGACAATCGCCTCAGTCTGAGTCCGAAGGTGCTCGACAACATCGCATAGGTTTACCCGCTCTTCCTCGGTCATTTATGCCCCCTCTAATGCAGCAATTCTAGCCTCCAATGATTCAACCGTTAAGCTGAGTTCTTTGACGGCTTGAACAAGCACGGGAATCAAACGGCTGTAATCCATCGCTAGTTTTGTGAGGGTAGGATCTTCTCCTTGAATAACTTCTTTTGTGTCGTAAACTGCTTCGGGAATAATGCTAATTACTTCTTGAGCTATAAATCCAAGCTGCGGTGTGGCTGGGTCGGCTTTATATTTGAACGAGCAAGGTTCTAGTTGCGTTATTTCATTCAACCCATAATGAAGAGGGGACACATCTTCTTTTAACCGAATATCCGAAGTTTGGGTTCCAACAATCGTCCCTCCTGTTGTTCCTATATTGGATTCAGAAGTTGATGTCCTCAAAACATCCGTGTTGTCGTGCCATAAACTATTAAATTGCCCGTCTTCGGCTTGAAGTCTTACCGCTCCACATGCATCGGTAATTCCTGAGTGCTTGTAAGCAAGGATCTGAGCCCATCGCGTATTCGAGCCGACTTTGCCTTGTGCGACCACATCCGCAAACTCAGTATCGGCAATGCTATCGCTTGCTACTTTTAACCGATGAGATCCGCTCGGCTTGTAAAAGTACTCTTGAGTAATGGCAGGCAAGCCATCATCAGTATTTGTCCCGACGAGAAGATTGCCACCGGACGTAACCCGAGCCCGTTCTATTGCCGAAGTAAAAAGGGTAATCGCACTCGCATCTGAACCATAAAGGCTAAGGGTACCTGTCCCGCGATGGACTAATTCAGAATTTGCGTTCGCACCGCCACCACGAATGAAGCGACACCCATAATCTGAATAGGTGGTATCTCCGATAAGATCGACGTAAGCATTCCCGGAGCCTGTTCGCCCTTCCCCGATGTTTATAGAGCAATCTTGGGTAGTCGTCGCCGCAGATCCGATGGTAATACCTGCTGCGGCATTGGTTACGTTTAATGATCCAGTTGAAAGAGAAGTGTTAATCTGGCCAAGCGTTGCATACTGGTCCGATGCTGTGGCACTCCCAACGCCCGTATGCTTAAACCCCGCCATAGGCTGATTGCCCGTAGCCGCCTTAGAGCCGTTTGCCTTGACACAATCGGTCAACGCTGTGGCCACGTCATTCATCTCGGCATCGTGCTCTGTTGCGGAGATTATAGGGTTAGCTTGCGCTGCTCTTTGAGTCCAGAGTGTGCTTCCGCTCAAAGTGCCGTTAGTTCTTGTGTAGTTTCCGCTGCCGTCAAAGCCCATTTTGTTCTCCTATTTACGCAACTTTTTATTCTTCGGCTGTTAATCTCGATAGCCCGCTAGCTGACAATGCTGTGCTTAGTTCTTTTTGAATATAGCTATTAAACAAACTATCAATCTTTTTACGTCCAGCTTTGGTCTTTTGAAGATCGCGTAAAAACATCTGACTTGCTTTTAGCTTTGTCACTGCATCGTCGCCTTGGCTAAACAAGTACTTAGCAATCTCTTTATCTGTAATAGGGTTATTCTTTGTTCCAAGAACGCTCTTTGCAGTATCAACTATCCAGCTTCGGACTCCACGCCTACCCGCAACGAAGTTCAAAAAGCTGTCAACGTTATCGGCAATCGTTGTTTCGTTTAACTCTCGAATCTGTCTTGCCATCTCCTGCCGTGGCTGAGTAGGCGACCCTCCTAATATTTTGTTTTTGAATTTAACAAAGTCAGTTAGCCGCCTTACTTGACCAAGCATCTTTGTGGCGCGTTCCTCTCCAACTAGTGTCACCATCTTTTGAAAGCGTTCGTTCCCTTTTTCAAACGGAGCATTAATTAATCGCTGACCTTGTTCTTGGCTGTAAGCTCGTTCAATCGCACCTGCTACTGAGCGTTTTATCTTATCAACGGCTTCCGTTCCCCCTTGCTTTTCTACAGCGTTTACAATCATCTTAAAGGAATCTGGGTCTACTTCAGAACTCATTAAACGCTCGCCCGGCTTCCCTAAAGGTCCACCGCTTAGGATGTTTTGAACTTGTTGTTCAACATCCGCACTCATCCCTTTTGCTTCTGGCGCAGCTTCTTTATAGGCTAATCTTCTTTCCGGCAAATCGGGATTCCGAGCCACCAATTCATCCTCAATAGTCTTAAGGAGCTTCCTCCCTGGAATATCTGCAATTTTTATTTGCGTTTCTTCTAGGTATTTCCGAGGGTTCTTTAATGCTTGTTTTAATTGCGAGGCTACTTGGTTTGCAACCTCTTGACTTCTAATATCTGGAGCCGCTTCCCCCTTCGGATACGTTGTAGCAATATAATTGCTGGCAAGAGATTGATAAGTAGGATCTTCTGATGCCCGTGTAATTTCAGGAGAAAATTCAATCTTTGGTGGCAATGCTTCCTGTCTGTATGGTTGATTTATCCCAAACTGACGGGGAACCTCTTCTTGTCCATATTCATTAACAACGCGATAAGGGACTTCTTCCTTAAATGCTCCCTGATAGATTTCTTTGCCGCGGGCTGATAGTGCCTGTTGCCCTTTTTGTAATGTTTCTTCAAGAGCTTCATACCCTTCTCGCTGAGATGGTAAAAAGCCTTCTGATTTACCCAATGGCTCCATAATCATGCCCATTTGCTGATTAAGAGTCTCAGGCGATGTCCGACCTTCTAATGCCTGAGTAGCAATTTCAAGCCCTGCTGGTCCTTGAGCATACGTTCCAGCGATGCCTTGAGTAACTGGCCCTAGTGATTCGGCAACGGTCTCCATCCCGCCTTGTCCGGCTTCTGCTGCTAATCTTTGTGACTCGATAGCTTGTTGAATCTTTTCGGGTGTCATGCCCGCCACTTCTTCCTTGCCGAGCGTTTCAACTATCTGTTGTTCGCCCCGAGATAGAACGGTATCTGGCATCTTTGTATTTGGAATCCCAATCTTTGAGCCTAAATACGAAGGTAGTCCAGTTCGACTAAGACCACTGCCCAATGCCATCATTCCACCAGCACCAGCCGCTTCGACTCCGCCACTTAAAATACGTGCGACCATATCCGCCTCGGGGCTAGGTCTGGAAGAACCTTTTACAAACGATTCAAGTAAGTTAGTAATAACCGGAGACCTTAAAGCAGCTTCGCCTAGCGATCCGGCCCTTTTATAAATGCCCATAGGAGTAAAAGCCCCAAGAGCTTCATACCCTAATGCAGTTTTTGGATTTTCTTGCCGATACTGATTTGCAAGACTTCTTAGGTCAGACGCCTCAACATTTGGGATAAGCCCTGCTAGTGCATCAAGAGTGTAATCGCCCACTGGAGAAAACGCGCTTCCCATTGCAAGGATATTGCCCGCAAAATCTTTACTTCTTTCCGTGGCCCAATCCTGTATCCCTGAAAGATACCCAGTGTCTTGTAAAACGTCATTAACTTTAACGTCCCCAAATACTTCTTCCCGCGATAGGTTAATTTCTTTTATTGTGCCATCTGGTAATTGAAGAAATTGTTTTTCAGCCATTAGGGTCTCCTAAGCATTTTTGTCCCAAATGGAACGCCAAGCTTGTTTGCAGTAACAAGGTCCAATACGCCATTGTCAGGGTCGCCGTTCCAATACTTATTGAAACTTGTATTTCTTATCTTTTTATTACGGTCTTCTATTAATTGGAGGGCGACGACTTGGGCTGCCTCTTCAGACTTTTGATAATAATCACGCGCTAATTTTGCATAATCTTCAATTCTTTTTTTTGCTTCAGGTGGCAAATCAACGCTTCTGCCTAACCAGCTATTTGCATAGGCCAGCATCTCATCTTTTTTAGTTACAACGCCCCGCATGAATGATTCTCTATCACCTTTTTGCACTACGGAATCATCAAGGCTACGGATAAACTCGGTAATCGCTCCATTTGTCGCGGCAGGGTTGTTTTGGGCAAAAGCTTGTTTTAATTTCCCGTAAGCGTCTTCTGCCAAATCGTACTTGGTCTTTTTAGTAATATATTCTGGCGCTATTTTCGCAACAGCTTCCTCAAACGCGGCTGACTCTTTTAATTGTTTTCCACTCGCGTTAGCCCTAGTGGTCCTACCCATTAATCCTGCTAAAGGGTTGCGGGTTGCTTCAGGTGTTGCGGTTGCAGTTGGCGTTGCTTGTACTGCAAGGGGTTGGGTTGTTGTTTGAGTTGTAGGTAACTTACTAATGCCTTGTTGATACGAGTTTATTTCGTCTGCACTAAGCCCTAGTTGCTGAAGAGCGTCCACGGCTTGCTGTTGAGTTGTCGCTGTTATCGGGGTTCCTTGCTGTGCTGCTGGTGGCGCAAATTGTTGGCCGCTTCTAAGTTGCTGTTGTAATTGATTGTTCCGAGCAAGTAGCGCCTTTCTTCGGCTGTCTAAATTAGCAAAAGCCGTTTCTACCTCCTTTTCATCTGCATCTGTTTGTGGAAGCAATTTGCCTAACCGATCCATTTCCCGATCGATGTTTTGAATATCCTTATCGTTAAAATTGAACTCTGTGTTAAGCGCAGAACGAGTCGACGCTTGGGTTCTTAGTCCCTGTTCTAATGGAAGCATTTCTGTTTGTACGCGAGTTTTTGCGGTTTGCGCTTCTCTGAAAGGGATGGTTGCTTCCGCCGCTCTTGCGGATGCCTCCATATTTTGAAGCCTAGGCCCTCGCAATTGTCGCTCGGTGGCCGTTCTTTCTTCCTGTAATACGCCTGTTTTTTGCCGTTGTTCGATTTGGGCTTGTCGGGCTGCCGCTTCTTGCCTTGTTTGTTCTTCCGTTTGCTGTCTTATTTGTTCTAATTGAGGTCGAATGCCTTCAACTGGCAGTCCCGTTTGAGCTGCAATCTGTTCTGCAATTGTTGGTGGAACGTTACCAATTCCTGGCTTCGCAAAGATATTGGCGGCATTTGTCAATGCGGTTGCTCGTCGGTCTTGTTCAGCTTTAACTGCCGTGCGTTCCGCATCCTGCATCTTCGTCCCCAGTTCGAGGATCTGACTTGCTTGGTTCGGATACTTGTTCATCAATCCGAACAATGCCGCCGATTTCGATTGTGGCGCTGGGGGAGGGACGATTCCATCTTCTAATGTTTTGCCAACTAAACTTTCTGGGTATTCCCCTTTCTTTATTGGCTCTCCTGTATACGTGCCTTTTCCGCCAAGAATAGCCGCTAAATCTTGCCCTAGACCTCGCTTTTCAGAGGCTTGCAATTGAGAACCAGCAATCTGACCTGCGCCACCAAGAAGCCCTGCAAGTAGGTTAAAACGGTTTGCCTTGCGAATATCCTCATCAAGAGCCCCTGCGCCTGGGACCATCTCTACTCGCGAGGCAAGTTTACCGACTCCTTCGAGAATAGAGCCCCAATCAAGGTAACTACTGGACGGTGCAGAAGAGCCACCGCCCCCAAACAGAGACGAGCCTACGTTGATGATAGTTGGTATCCAATCTGCGATGCCCATTGCCTAGCTCCTCATTCTGATTTGTGATTCTCTGCTGCCGCCGCGCTCTTCTTTTTCCATAATCTTGGTGGCTTCTTCAGGGCTTAACCCGAGTCCCGCAATTCCCCTTGACGCGTCGGGTTGACGAATCAAATATTGAAACCGCTCGTTTCTAAGCAACGCCACACGATCTGCATATTGTTGAGCCTCTTCGCCTTGTCCTGCTCTTTGCATTGCCGCAATAGCCAATCGGTTCGCCCTTTCTAGGTCTCCCTGTCTTTCGGCTGACTTTATTTTTTCTTTTTCAAGTTTTGTCAGAAGTTTGTTGTTTTGGATATCTGACAGTATTCGCTTTTGCTCAAGTTTGTAGGTTTTCTCCCACTGCCTTTCTGCCGTTCCAATCTTGCGCTCTTCCTGTCCAATCTTGCGCTCTTCCTGAGCCGCACCAACGGCCTGTAGCGTGCGATTAAACTCAGCGGTAGTAGCACCCTCGGCGAATTGTCGCGCTTGCTGGCGGGCTTGTGCTGCCTCTAATGCGCGTGATTCTGCAAGGGCTTGCTGTTCGCCTCGATATGCTTGCGAGTCTGGTGAGATACCTCTATCGGCAAGGTATTGCTCTCGCTGCTGTTGTTCTCGCGCTTGCCGCTCTGCTGCACCAACGGTGATATCGCCTAGCTCCTGCTCGTACCGTTGTTGAAACATCTGAGCTAATTCTTGTTGAGTCGGAAGACGGTATCCACCTGTAAGGGCTTGCTGAGTCTGCTCCGCGGTTGGAGTTTGTGTGAATGGAGCTGGAGCGGTAATAGGTTTTCGCGTTTGTTGCGGTGCCGTAGCAGCAGGAGGCGGCTTCACGGGCTCTGACATTGGAATCCGTATTTGCGCCTGTGGCACTAACTTGCCGGAGGGGTCCCTATATAGACCAGGCGAGACTCTTGTATAACCCGATGGAGCTTTAAACGTAGATTGAGCTGATGCCGCTTGAGGAACTGTCGTCGTTGCCGGAGGATTGAACGCTTCCTTTGCTTGCTCATTCGGCTGCCCCATCCTATTGCCTGGATAGTTTGGGTCGCGTGCTGGCTGTGTTGATGTTCCTGGCATTGTTTTTCTAACGGCCATTAGAGTAATCCTCCGGTCTCAAATGTGATTGCTGCTGCGTAAAACTCGTACGGTCCTGTGGTGCTTTCAAAAGCAAAACTGATACTTGCGGCCCGCCCAAAGGCTGTAAGCGAATAAACATCCTCTCCCCGAATCTTGGGAGCACTCCAAAGAGCTTGATTCCAAAGTCCGGCGTTCCAGTTAAACCCACCTTCATTATTTTGAGTCGTATAAGTAAATGGGGCTTCCTTAAAATCGACATCAGTTCCAATTGAAAACGTTTCGCCTAGTGCACTTTTTACATGTGGACGAATCATCGTGAACCGCTTTATTCGCGCTCGGTCTTTGAAATAATTATAGGCGATATGCACTTCGCTTTTTATTGGGGCTCCGTTATCGAGCGTCCCTGTTTCGGCTTTAAATACCCGCCCATTCGTCCCGCCGAAATAAATGCTATCGCCAAACGAAGCCCATACTTTTGCTTGCATTCCAGTGTATTGAGCCCATGCCCCTCGCTCAGGGTTAAGCACGAATTGTTGCGCTATATTCGGGATTGGGATGTTAAAATAAACGGCTTTCCCACCGCTGTGATATGCGGCGTTCCATCCATCCGCACCACCGTAATCTTGCGCGGCTGCCAAAAAAGCCTGATTTATATTTGCCGTTATACTGGCGTAGGAAGAATTATTCCCACCTGCAAGAAGCGAGGAAAGAGGGGTAATACCAGCTTTATGAATGATGAGCAGATCCGAGCCGAGTCCTAAGTATCCTCGTCGTCCGGCAACTGGCTCAGGAAGGAAAAACCGTCCAGCAATCGCCCAGTTGTTCGCATCGTCTGGGTCTGTTCCAGAGTATAGAAGTACTTCACCTTCACTCGATACGATTACAAAGTAATCAGTCAACCCAACGCCTGTATCTCTAGACCATGAAGAGACAAACTGGACCGTGCCGCCTCGCTGCAACAGGTAGCTATAATCAATCCGGTGCATCTGCCCTTGAAACGCTGCCGTGTTGCTGTTCCAAACATAGCTGGTGTTCTTTTCAACGACAAAAAGGCGGCTTTTATACTGGCAACCTTGTATCAAGTTTGACGGCGTTAGGTTATGCACCTGCCCGTTAAAACTAGGCTGACTCCACGTTGTCCCGTCATACATTTGGGGCGTATCGGTACCGTTAAAGAACAGTATCCGGGTGCCAATTAAAACATGCTGCCAAGTGCTATTTGTGATTGCTGGACCTAACGCAACCGAGCTTGAAGATGTAACGTCGTAAAATCGAGTCCCTGCACACGCAATTAGCTTGCTGCTTCCATTCGCTAGAGGTAACTCAACAAGCGTATTTACATCGCTAGTGTTACCAGTGATGAGGCAATGAGGCGTATATCCTCGGCGCGTCCTTACAAAACCATCATCCGGAAACGCATTAATCATTTTAATGGCGTAGGTAGGGTCCATCTGATCAAGAGGGTCGCGGGTGTTCCATCCGCCTGTTGGTGCTGATATGGTTGCGGTTGTGCTTCTCATTTACGCTCCCACGGTGGTACATAGACTGGGGATTCGTAAATTCTAGGTTGTTCTGTTTGCCACTTCTGAACATTCGGGTCGTTGTACAGAATATTCGCCGCTTCTTGGTACGTTTCAGGAGTCCAGTTGATATCGACTGTTCCTTTTTGTTCTGTAACCAGCCCATTCCGTAACGCAATATCCATCATTTGCAGCCGCTTTTCTTCTGGTAGGGCGGAATATTCTTTTCCAAAAGTTTCAAAGTTCGTTGCAAATTGTTGAATATCTTGAGCCTTTAAGTCGGCGTCTTTACCACTGTTAGCAAACTTATTATTTACCCACTGACCTTTGTCGTTATAACCAACAAAGTCTTTTGACATAGTCTTATCTTGCGCTTTTAACGCTGCGTCTTTGGTATCGACCCATTCAGGTTTTAAGCCGGTAAACCCGTAGTATTTTTCAAGGCGTTCCCATCTGTCTTTTTCGTAGTTTTTTTGACGAGGTGAAAATAGTTTGCCTAATAAGCCACCGCCTCCGGCTCCTAACAATAAGCCTGCTCCGATTCCTAATGGCCCCAAGGCGATTAATCCAGCCGTCCCAAGCAATCCAGCCGTTCCAGCTCCAAGAGTTGCCCCCGCCATAGCTCCAGCGGTCGCCCCTTGCCTTTTGTTGATAACTCTTGAAAGGTCATAACCACCCTTTGCCGCAGCAATTGCACTAGCAGCTGTCCCAAGAGCTGACCCCGCTTTGCTGGCTCCAACGTTTGCACCTTTAACCCCTGATCCGGCGACAGAAGAAGGCGCGACCATTGTCCCGCCCTTAATTGAGGTTCCAACAGCGGTAGTTCCAGGGGCTAGACTACTTGCTCCAGCTCCATAACCTGCAACTGAAGAAGGTGCAATTATTGTTCCGCCGCTTGCTGCTGTTCCCACCGCGGTATAGCCAGAAGGGACGGCAATGCCTGGAGCGATCACAGACGTTGCTGCCGGAGCCGCACTTGGAGCTAATGCTTCAGCAACACGGTTCCTTATTTCACCTTTTAATTCCTCTTTACCAATCTCGACAGCACGACCACCGATCTGTTCAAACGATGTAGGCGTATTCGTCTGAGTAATAACCTGCGGTGCCCCTGATGGACTAGTGGTTGCCTGTTGCCTCCTCTTTTGTTCGCGCCTAAACCACTCGGCGTAATCAACATACGGCATCGGTTACCCTTGAATAAACATGGCATGAGTACTGCCTGTCGATACTTTGCGAATGTTTGGCAAGCTACTTATTAAGACTGGAGAGTTTGCGCCTTGTGTTCCATTCCCAATGTAACCCTGTGTCGAACCCCATCCCCAAAGTTCTCCATTAGTTTTTAAGGCGTGTCTCATTTCAGTATAAGCACCCACTTTACTAAAGGATGCCCAATTTGTTGCGGATCCTACTTGGAGAGGGGTTGTGCTTGAGGTTGTTCCCCCGAGCCCTAATGCGGCTGCGCTAATTGCGCCGATTGTGTTCCCCCAACTCCACAGCGTTCCATCCGTTTTAATCGCATGACTAATATGGGTACTACATGCAACCTTTGCCCAATTATTTGCCGTCCCAATTTGGGTTGGGCTGGAAAAAACTCCCCCTGGGCTGCCTGTTGTAATCTGTCCTGCCGAACCGTCTCCCCATCCCCATAACGTACCATCAGCTTTTATGCCAAGAGCGTGACCTCCGTAAGAGCCCCCATTCGTTGCAGCTACGCTTAACCATGTTCCCGGTATTTGAATTGGGGTCGCAGAACTTGTTTGATTGCCTTGGCCAAGCCATCCATAGGAGTTTCCGCCCCATCCCCATAAGGTGTCATCTGTTTTTAATGCCAATGTAAAGAAGTTAGTACAAAATACCTCTTTCCAATTTGTATCGGTTCCAACCTGCAAAGGAATTAAACTTTGGGCACCGCCTGGAATCATAAAAACGTTATTGTTGTCTCCTCCCCATATCCACATAGTGCCATTGCTTTTTATTCCTGCTGAGTAATAAAGCCCCGAACTAACTTTTGCCCAATCTGTAGCTGTTCCAGCTTGTGTTGGCTGCGATCTTTGAGTCGTGGTGCCATCGCCAAGTTGACCGAAATTATTGCTACCCCAACCCCAAAGCGTACCATCACTTTTTATTGCAAGAGTGCTGTGCAAATTAGGATACCCTTCGCACTCAATATCAATCCAATTACTTCCACTAATTGTATTTGTTGGGTAAAGAAAATCTGTGCTACCAGCTAATTGGTTTACACTATTGCTTCCAAACCCAAACAAAACACCAGGATAAACTGGCACAGTAGGCACAACCGGAGTTACAGGGGTACTACTTACACCACCGATAAACCCAACATCTCGGCATCCGGTATCAAGAAACCCACAGTTATAGCGGAATATATTACTAGTCCTACCGCCGTTGCGTTCGGCTAGATCGTTCCTTAACCCGATGTTAAACTCGGCTTCTAGATCCTGATACTCAAGCCCCTTCATGCGGTAGAATCGGGCTAAAATGCCTTTCATCAGGATTGAGGACTCAATTAAAGGCTCGTCGGTATCAGCGATAAAACGCTCGTAAAGGACGTTCGCTTTACGAGTCCAAGTGATAGTCCCATCGGCTCCATTGTTGGCGATTGTAGGGGCAGAAGTGCCCGCTGTGCCGCTTGTGTTCGCAGTCCAATACTCACCATCGGAGAACACCCACATGCCCGCTGTGACGCTCATAGAGGCCGCCCATTCTCGGGGCTTTATCCATGTCTTTGAGCGGTAAAAGAGGCTGATTGTTTCATTACCTACCGGAGTAGGATGCATCGCAACGGCTCGTGCGCCTTTGCTGTTTTGCGATACGCGAAATGCAAACTTAATTCCGGCGTTACCCGTTTGTGTAAGTGCCTGCCATTCCCGAGGCGTTATTGGGCCTCGTATCGGAGTCATGTCGCCCGTGTACCATGCGGTCGAATCGAGTAGTTCAGCGCAATCAGCGGGAAGCGTCTGGTTAGTTCCAGCAACAAGGGAGAGGGAAGAGAGCTTAGTAAGCTGTGGCCAATCGAACATCCGAACGGCTTCAATGCCTCGTTCGTTGGCAATCGCTAGCAACTGTCTAGTTGTCGCGTCCGTATTGTTGATTATGGATGTCGGGCGAGGAAAGCCACCAAAATCACAAGCATCTTGGAGAACAGATAGAAGAGTCGCCACGTTTCAAAATCCTGTAAGACTTCAAAACGGAGAGGCTCTAATAAAGGGCCGCCGTCGGTAACGCTCTTTACGGGTACAAAAGGGGGGTCGAGCGGTGTCCCCCCTTTATCTTATGTTAATTGCAGCTATTTTGCCACAACTACTTTTTGCCTTTTACAATCTCTTTCAACATATCTTGTAACTCTGCATTTTGCTTCTGCATCGCCGCCATCTGCTCTTTTAGGGCTTCGACTTCAGCATTCGGAGTAGGACGAGCGTTTAAGTAATCCTGAGAACGTCGCCGCATGTTCATTGCTCCGATTCCGATAGCGGAAAGAGCGTGGTCGCCTATTTTTGACAGCTGTTCGACCGAAAACACATGGGCTCTTGTGCACATATCTTTTTGCACTTCGGTAAACCCAAGAACATCAAGAGGGGTGCCCAAGTCTTGACCTTCGTCAAGTTTCCATCGTCGATAGATTTCGGAGAATCTTTTAACGTCATCTGAGGTTGCAATCCTGACTATGGTATCGCCACCCGGTACTTTAATCTCGATATATTCAATCTGTACTTCAGGGTCGTACACGTCGCGGCCTTCTATACGGCTCTCCTCGCTCTTGAATTTTGGCCCCGTATAAAACCTCACCCGCAGTGCGGAGTCGTCACCGTGGCGCATCCTCTGGCCTGGAAGGGGCATTCTATCTTCTTGTATCTGCGGAAACATAAATCCTCATTGGTTAATAGGGGAGAGCCGCCCCTCCCCGTTAGTTATGCCTTAGTTGCTCGCCTGATAAACAAGCTCGCCAGGGCAGAAAATACGGATGTTAGCATCCGCCGCAGACACCGCCGCTGAATCACTGTGGAACGCATTAAGCGTCTTACCTGTGATGGCCGCATCGTCCAGTTTCCCGTCAGTCGTGCTAAGGGATATCTGAGCGTTAGCCGCAATCGCCGCCGCTGAAGTAGCGTTGAGCAGTCCACCAGTTCCAACCCATGCGTAGTTACCGTTTGGGATGTTATCAAACTGAGGAATACAAACAGCCCCTGCGCTTGCATCATCACCCGCAGCTTTTAACTCAAGTTCACCGCTTGAGCTATTTACTCTCAAGAAATACGCCAACCGAAGCGTGGCAGCACTTCCAAGAGCATTTTTCACAAGACGGTAAATCTTGCCATCTTTACCGATAACAACGTGACCAGTGACAAATCCCACTGGAAGCGTTGGCGCGTTCCATTCCAATTCAACCCCACCAAGGGGCTCATATATTCCAATACCCATTTTATAAGCCTCCTAGCATTAAGGTTTAGCGTGTCCCTGAAGGAACAAGTTGCGAGCGGTCATGTTACCAGCCCATGCAAGGTAACGGACAGTTGCATCTTGGTTGAACGAATCACGAGCTTTCAAAGGCACGAAGTTACGCTTCGATGCAGTTTTGAAGAACAGGTGGTTCATGTTCAGGAAGTGAGTTGTGGTTGCATTCGCAATACCCTGATACCCACCGCCGTTAACAACTGGAACGCCCATGAACTCAAGGCCAGTGCCAATCGTATCCACGGTGCCTTCACCCACTTTCATAATGCGCTGGATGGTCTGCAAGGACTCTCTGTAAAGTCTAAAATGCGTTCCACCTGCGTATACGAGGGTAGGTTTTTCAGCGTTACGGGTTAGTCCGTCGAAACAGATTCCGTAAAACTGCTGAATATTGGCATTGGTGAGGGAAGCAAACCCAAGATCGGAAGCATCAAATATCTGATTCCGCGCCCAGGTATAGGTTCCTCGATCAATTCCACCAACCGAACCAGAAGTGTTTGCAGAAGGGTTAAGGAGTCCCAAACCACCAATCTGCTTTCCACCGTCGGCTGTCCCATCGGATTCAACGTCCGTTGCCATCGAGTTCATCATCGTGTACTCAGCAGCTTCGATCCTCTTTTCAAGGAGGTCAAATACCTGCTCAGGTCCAGTGTTCTGAACGTCGCTTTCAAGTCCGTTAATTACAACGGCAACCGCTACCTGCTTCCAGTTAAACCGGAAAGCCGTAAACTGTTCGGTCTGAGAAGTGTTAAGAACCTCAGAACCAGCATAACGCTGATAAGAGGGGTTTTCTGCAAACAGCTGCTCTTCGAGGATGGATTCCCCACCCGAAACTAGCTTCTGGTTGTCTTTCATAAAACGAAGCAAAGGGATGTTTTTCGATATCCCATCTGCCATCTTTTTCGATCTCTTGTACATCGTTACGGTGAGCATTTCACCGATAGATGCGTTAGGCGTTGCCATTATTTATCCCTTAAAAATATCCAGTTTCTTTTGCCGCCTGCATTAAGGCTTCGCGGATATTGGCAGGTTCCTTCGTCCTAGTAGGCGCACCGCTAATGCCACTAACTCCGCTAGCTGCTCGCCTTACAGATTGTGGTACTGGCTGTGGCTTTCTTAATGAAGCAAAAGAAGGGTGGCGCAGTGCAGCTCCGTAGGCCGTTTCAAGTTGTTCCTCAAACGAGAGGTAGGGATAGCTTTGCTGAATTTCGGGAATAATCTGGGCCATTGCTTGCCGGACCTCGGCAAAATGCGGCTTTGCAGCCCCCCAGTTATTTACGTAGTCAGTTAGTTGCCCTAACTCAATTTGCCTCTGCTGTTCTGCAATACCTTGTCTTTGCGCTTCAATTTGACTCTGCTGGTCCCTTAACTGCCATCGCGCTTGCCTTACTTCAGGCGGTTCGTTCAGCTCTGGGTCGCTTGCAAGGTCGTGCAGGGAGATACGATTCATATCGGCAAAACGCTTGATAAACCCCGAAGGGTCTTTCATCATTTCGCCCCGTTCAGCCAAAAGACGTTCAACGATCTGGCCTCTGGATACGTTATGTTTTTGTAACTCTGCGTCATACGGTTTAAGAGCCTTATCAACATCCTCAAAGGTCTTCCGCATGTTTGCAAACTGCCCTCCGATCTTGCTGATATATGAGTGCATTTGGGCTTCGCGCTGATTGATGTACTTTCGCACATCCTTCGGCACGCTTGCCCAACGCTGGCGCATCTCAGCAACCCACTGTTCAGGCTCAGGGATGTCCTCGTCCGTTTCACCTAAGACTGGCTCCTCTTCAGGAGTTTCTTCGGCTTCTTCTTCAAAGGTGGCTTCCTCGTCGTCGCCTGCTTCATCGGTCTGTGGTAAATCTGGTTCTTCGGCCTCCTCAACCTCCGAGCCTTCGTTAAGCTCGTTGAGATCCTCAGCCGCTTCCATTAAATCATTTCGCACGTCGCTCATCGGCGTAATCCTTCGGTTATATCGTTAGGGTCGACTTCTTCGCAGTCTCTTAACTCCTGCGGAACGTTCGCGTTTATGTAGTCCTTATTGCCTTTCATCGCAGCGGTATACCAGGCTTTTATTTCTTCGATATCGTCTTTTAATCCGTCTAATTTCCTATTTTGATGTTTGCCAACCATATCCCAGGTGCGTTTATCGTCAATCTCGACGTACCCTTTTTCTTTCGTTACACGACGAAACGCGCTCTTGCTGTCAAAGGTTTCACCAGTTGCGGGGTGCCATGTAGGGTTAATGGTATCTTGATGAACGGCAGGGGCAGAGGAGACAATCACAGTCGGAACTTTCTCGACAAGCTTTTGCGTTGCCGAATCGTATACCCACTTGCCGCGCACCCCTTGAATATCAATCATAACTCTTGCATTAAATAAGTTAAAAGAAGCTGTAATTCCTCGTATTCTTCCGCTTCCTTTCGTTTTTTCTCTTCTTGATACAGTCTAACGGCTTTTTCGTATTCCTGCTTTATATATTCTTCTAGTCGAATCTTAGCTTGATACGCTTCTGCTGCCTTATTTAGCTCATTTGCTTTTATTTGCAGCTCTAACAACTGGAAACTAATGGCGATTTGTTCTTCAGCTAATCGCAAAGCTTCTTGTTGTTTCTCTAACGACTGGCGTTCACTTTGAGCTTGTTGCGCCGCGTCTATAGCGGAAACAGTTTGCTGCAACTGCTTCTTAATCTTCTTTACAACGCGACGCGCTTTTCGTGGTTCGCCTTTTTTACGCTCCTCAATTATCCATATCTCTTGGTATATTTTCGATATGGGAGGAACTGGAGGTTCCCCAAAGTTTTGCAAAAGCGTTAAAAGCATCTTTTTAGCTCAAAAGCGATCTTAATTTCTGAAGCGTTGCTGCCGTTGTTTCGATTTCGGCTTCAATCCTAACGATCTGCTGGATATCCCCCAACGCGGTAGCTGTGCCTAGTTGGGAATTTAAATAACTTAATCGGTTTTCGCATAAGAATACCAATTCTTCTATATTCATTTTTTACCCTTTAAACTAGCGCAATTAGCTCTTGAGCTGTCGTCACTAAATGCGATTGTAATAGCAGAACATCATAAAGATCCGTTCCGTCTATTGCTGCATATGCTGCCATTCTATTACCCGGTGCCGCGGTCCCAGCTTGCACAAAATCGGTCGGCGCGTAGGGAGAAAGAACCCTGTTTTTTACATCGAATCTAAATATCTGATTCAAGGCATTTGGTACGTAAATATTCATGTAAAACATGCGGCCTTCGTTTCCAAAAGGAGAATAACATCCGCATGTGCCTACCGTTAAAGAGACCTGTCCATCATAAGTAATAGCACCCGTCCACGTTCCGGTAATGCTGCCTGCGATATCAAGAACATCAAGGGTTGCTGCTCCACCTCGGAAGAAATAGCAGAAACTATGCCGCGCGTTTCTGGCTGGATCCGGCTGGATACCGAACGACGGTGCCCACAATCCACCTGTTGCGTTTGCCGCTGGTGCTGCGCCAAAATACGTAGTACTCCACGATCCTGCCGTGATGTTGTTGGTGCCGTTGTTTATAGTCGCATCGGTGTAATTGTAGGTGTAAACCGTGGTTGTTCCTGACGTTCTAACGAGTAACAAGTTCGGCAACTCGATGACGTATTTTGCACTAGACGACGGCTGTGTAGTCCATGCCGTCCCGAGAGTGTAAACTGCGGAAGGTCCAGCGGTATGCGAAGCTATTATCCTTCTCTGGCCAACTGCTGCTGGCGTAACGGTATCTTCTACGATTCTGATCTGAAAATTTCTAAATTCGTTCGCTGCAACCACCGCATCTCCGAGAGTCGCTTGCCCTGTGAGGCTCGAGGCTCCTGATGCTGTTGCGGTAAGAGCTTTTCTGGCCACGAGGTTCGTGTCATAGGTAAAGGCACCCTTAATCATCCCTTCGCCTGGCACACAATCAAAAGGCGTGTACTGCTCATCAAGGACCATCATTGAGGAGTCTGTGGCGATTGTGGCGGGAAGCCCCGTAGTGCTTAAACCCGTTGAAAGCGTGTTAGCTGCAACCTCAAAGGATCTCCAAATATTTGCGGCAACTGTTCCAGCTCCCAACATAAACACTCGACCCGCAAGGATCTCGTATCGTGCGCCGCTTGCTGGTGTAAAGCTGAACGCATTATCAACGCTTATACTCGGCGTTGTTCCCGCGCTATTACCTACGATATATCGCTCTTCGGTTTTTCCTGCGGTCGTATCAATTATTCGGAGCTTGTATCCGTACTCTCCCGAGCCTCCTCGGTTTGCAAGCATATTTACGCCAACCGCTGTAGCTAATGCGGTACTTAGGGTCACACGAGTAGTCGTGGCTCCGGCTGCGATTGTTCCAACTGCGCCAAAACTAGGAACAAAAGACACCGCCGCACCCGATCCAAAAGTTCCCGCAAGTGCTGGCGATTGGACAAGAGTCCATGCCTTAGTTACAATGTTATAGCGGTTTAAAACCGTGTTGCTTACTAGTTGATATACAAAAGGATTTCTCGACAAATCCGATCGTAAATCTGATGCAATACACACACCCGCTGCATGTGCGTTTGGCGAAGGGGTTACCTGAGCCCATATGTTGCGATCGATCACTTTTTTAAATGTATTTGCCATTTTTTACCCTTAAGAGATTCTAGATCTTACGCAATCAGCCCATGCGGAGAGATTCTGGCCTATCTGCCCAATTCTGCCCTGTATCCCATCAATCGTTGAAATGTTTGAAACGGTTGAAACGGTTGTAACGGCTGAAACGGTTCCGGATTCGACTACAACTGTGGAGCGTTGCCGCTGGAGAGACTTATCGTACCCTCTAGGCGAATCGAGGAGCTGAAGAACCAAATTCATCAAATTACGAACGTTTTCAACTCTTAAAGTCAACGGGTCGGTTTCGGAGATTGTAACTGGCAATGAACTTGCAGCCGTTACTGGAATTGGAGTAGTTGTTGAAACGTCGGCAATTTTTACATCTAATGGGGTAGCGGTATCTACCGATACGGGCATGGGGTTAGAACTTGATACATCAACCGCAGATCCATCAACTCCAACCCCAATCTTAACGCGCTGGTGCAATACGCCGCCAATATCATCTGCTGCGACGGTCGCCCCCGTTCCAGGTGTGTATCCAACGTTGTCGGCCATTAGCTAATCCCTCTTATTTGTGCCATCACTTGCTCTACTTCGGGCAACAGTTCCTCTGCATCCTCAATGATGACCATTTTATTACCCATCTCATCAACGCCGATTCTGCCTACGCGTTTTGTCTTTTTAGGCGCAATAGTTTTAAGCTGTGCGGCCTTATCAAGTTGCATTTTTAATTGTTCGCGTACATGCCGCAAGTCCTCGGCCCGTCGCTCTCGTTCGTCAGCTAGGGCGATTTCTTGCCGTTTTAAATCCTCTTCAACTAACTGCTTTTGAGCTTTTAACTGCAATTCCGCTTCTGCAATTGCTTTTTTCTGTTCTAACTCAATAAACCTAGTATCGACCTGCGGCTGCTGTTGTTGAGCTTGCATCTGCAATTCGGCATCAGCTCTTTGTTGTTCAGCGGCTTGCGCTTGCATTGCCTGTTCAGCCTGTTGAGCTTGCATTTGACGTTGCTGCTCTTCAATGGCTTTTTGCTCCTGTCGAGCTTTTTCCATTTCGCCCTCTACTTCGGTGAGAGCTTTTTCAAGTTTGCCCCTTACCTCACGGCCCGCCTCAAACTGGCTTGTGGTGTACAAGGTTATCTCGTTTATGACTGGCATCAACTGAGGGATTGCTTGAGCGTGTGGAAGCAATACGTTGAATAAATTGCCTAGTGCGTTAGTTAGGTCAATTGCAGATTGTTTTGCGGCTTCTTGGTCAGCAAAAGTAGTCGAATCTGTCTCAATATCAATGCGATAATCGCTTTGAGTATCATTGCGAAGTAGGTCAATTACACCGCCTAAATACTCTTCTATTTCAGGGTCGTTGCTGACACCTGCCATCTTGATCATGGTCTGAGGCTGGAAGTGGTTCTTTACGATTTGCGCCATTAGTGCGACAACATCGCGGCAGAACTTAGCAACTTTCCGCTGTCTGTCGCTGATACGACTCATCGCGTACTGAGTCTTTATCTGTTGAGCCCCTAAAGTCTCAGAAGCACGAGAAGTACCGCGCACAATGTCAGAGATACCCGTAATGTCGTAAATCTGTTGTTTTTCTTGCTCCATTGCGTCGTGCAGCACTCTTAAAATAGCTGCATGGTCGGCCATTGAGAGTACTTCCAGTGCGCTTTTTACGCCGCCCTGTTGTAGGTACATCTGGAAGTTAGAAAGCTGAATGTGGGTGCCGTTTGGCTTTCTTAATATATTGTCTAGCTCTGGGTTTTCGCTTCCCGAGATAGAAACAACCTTAATATATCTCGCGATATCTTGGGCTTTCTGGCAAAGCTGATTGAGCGTCTCTTGCTGGTCTTGGTAGAAACAGATATCGGGTCTTGGGATAAGTCCGGTTGTCAAAGTAGCAAAGAGAGGCTCAGGGCAGGGGAAGAACTCGTCAAAAGTAAGATACGGTTCGTCCTCTTTTAAGACCTCATTGTGGCCTTCAGCTAACCAATAGACCTTATTTGAGTCCTTGCACCAAACCTCGTATACGCAGATACGGTTCTTATTTATTTCCTTCTCGCCTTCTTCCTGCGACGCTTCCTCCGAGTTGCGATAATTAGTGTAAGCATCTTCCCCGAATTTCTCCTTAAACTCTTTCTTAGTTATATGGGTCTTTCGGGCTACTTTTCGAACTTCCGCCCATGTTCTTGCTGGTTCAAACAGCAGATCCGACCAATGAATGTAATCAACTACGCATTTCTCATCTAGAAGCGTTTCAACGGGCTCCCCGTCAACGTAGTACCCTTCGTCGTCTTGTTTAACGAGGCTGGGGTCTACAGGTTGGCCCATCTCATCAACGTACTGCTCAGGGGCTTCTCCCATTCCGGGAGCTTCTTGGCCTTCCATTTCGCCCCCCATCTCCATACCCATTTCAGGCATAGGAGGCATCCCTTCCATCGGAGGCATACCAGGCATTTGGCCCATCATCGGGGCAGGGGACTCCACTTCTTGAACTCGAATCTTAGGAGTCTCTACGCCTATCTTTGGCTCGTAACGTACCCATAGGGCACCTTGGCCTACAACAAGGTAATCATCAACCGCACGAGACACGGCAGCATCGAATCCTGATACTTCCACTTGGAACCGTGTGCAACGCTCTAGGATCTGGCTTCCTAAACGCGCTGTAACGTCCCGAGTAGGGTACCGCCTAAATATCTCCGGTTTGGGAGGTTGGGCGTAAAGAGCTGGTTTTAGAGTATTAACAATCGACCAGAATACGTTCAATTGTGCAGGTCTTTCGCAGTATTGACTGAAATCTTCACCGGCATACAGCTGCTCACTGCGCCTTGCCATCTCGTAGTAACGGTCACGCGCCTTTTTCCACCGTCTAATCTCGGTGTGCAGGGGATGCTCTTTGTCTTTGTCGTCGCTTTCGTACTCAGCCATCCCGCTTTAACCCCTACATAGAGAATCTCTCACTTAACCACATGCGATAAGGGTATCTGATATTGCCTTAAATTGAAAAGAGCTTAAATCCGCCACCGATTGCTCACATCGTCCACCGCTTCCACCAAGTCCGAATAGGTCATCGCGTTCGGGTCTCGGCGCTTCTTCTTGTCAAAACGGGGAATAACTGGCCATTGCATTGCTATGTAACGGACGACATCAGCGCAATTATGGACAATGATTCCGCCTAAGATGGAGAAGTGATGGAGTGAAGGCACTCGGAGGCAATAAACATCACTTATTCCCGCATCTTTGACATCAGTTACCAAAATTAGACCTTTTTTGCGATCAACAACCGCAATTTTCGTGCCATCTTCCTTTATTAAGTCCTTTGCCTCAACCCATCCGCCATGCGTCATAAAACGGTGGTCAGGCGTGCATCTTACTTTACGTCCATCCGCAAAACTGACTTCAACTACAGGTACATCTTTTTGCTTCAATCCTGCCTTATCGTAGGCAGCTAAACCGTAATGCGTCATTACATAACCCTGCTCTGGCAATAGGGCAATTGGCGTTTGACCAACTGGCATATCAACCAAAGTATCGCCCGTGAAACAGTGGTCGGCCCCTTGCGTATCCACGTCCTCTGGCCTTCTATCATCGTGCTGAAGCATCGGGAACGTTCGAAGCAAGTGCTTGCAACTGCGAGTAAACAGCAAACTCTTTTCTCTTAGCCTCATCCGTATTTGGTTCCAGCCAGGAATTCTCGACTTATCGCTTCTTGAGAAGTAAACCCCCGCAATCGCCAACGCATCGGCGATACTTTGACCTCCGTGGTTCTCAAATATCTGGTTATCCGCCGGCCCTGGCTCAATTCTTCTCTTTATGGTGGATTCTCGCTCTGTAATGCCGTCTCGAATGTCAACAAGGGACATTTTTAAGCCCTCATCTTTATCATTTCCCCCGTACCATTCTCTCAAAATGACAATCGAGCCCTTCTTGATGCCCCTCCAGTCCTCTCCAGCATAGGTATACCAGAGCACAGCAAAAGGGTGATAAGTCCCATGGTCATACGCCCTATAAATCTTCCAGTGATTCGGGATGTCATCGGGGTCAATCGCATCAATAACGTGTTCTTGGCTAAACTCAGGGAAGTAGGCACCGGCAACAACGTCCCAATCCCCATGCAACCACGCCCGCACCATCTCAGGGCTCCCAATCTCATGAAGCCTTTGAACGTACGTCGGGTCGGCCTTCATCAGAATCTGGTTATCCGTGACTCTAGAAGGGATGAACATCCTATGAAGTCCGGTGTCTTGTTCAAGAAGCTTATAGCCTTGAGGGTTCTCGGCTATCCCGTAACGCGCCTTTACCCATCCATGGCCCACGCCTCCCGGGTTCGCAGTTAATCGCAACCGTTTATGAGGCACATCGTGAGGGCTTCTCAAACAAGCAATCATCTGGGTGAACCCCTCATCGGTGGCAAAGTTACCGACCTCATCGAAGCCCAGCCACGTTAAATTGAAACCTTGATAATTGGTCGCGTCCCTTGCATGCGCCATATACCTCAAGTAAAGCTTAGCCCCATTAGGCCACTTCCAAACCTTCTCATTCGCATTATAAGAAGCACCGGTTTGGGGGTAAAACTCGAAACTCTGTCGAATCACCTCCTCTAGTTCTGGGTAAGTCCTACGGAAGAGCATCCCAACCCAGTGCTGCTTATAAACCGAAACATC